GCATACTCACAACGAGGGAGCAAACACGTAAAGGAGTCATTGCGTATGCTGCTGGAGTTATTGCCGCCACTCACAGCTAGGCGGGAAAAGGTGGGGTACTCGCTACACCAGTTCTATCCTTGACGATTTGTTAATCGAAAAGCTGGCATCTGCTTTTCCCCGTAGTGGTGGACTACTCACTAACGCTCTCTCGTCCGGTGGTGCTATCCGGTACTCGTTAGCTTTCGTCCGTAATCAATGACCGTTATCCTTCAAATACTTTATTGCAGCTAAAAGCGTTTTAGGAGAATCGCTCATAAGTCCTATTGCTTTATTGCATGATGAACATAACAACCCCCTTACTTTTCCAGTTGTATGACAATGATCCACCATCAATTTATGCCTATTTTTATCTTTTGTTTCGCTTGACTGACAAATCGCACATTTACCACTTTGCAACTTAAACAGTTCATCATACTGTTGCTCTGTGATTCCATACTTATACTTTAAGTAATAGTGTCTTTTTGAGTGCCATTGTCTTGTTTTTTCTTCTTGCGGTATCCCTGCTCGTTTACGCCTCATGTATTCACGGTTTCGTAATTTACATGGTTCGCAAGGAACAGGGTGTTTGCCACAAGAAACGCAAAGACCTAAAGCCTTTCTTTTTGCCCTAAGTTCAGCAAAATAGTCTTTCATCAAAACGGCACATCAGCTAAGTCATCACCCTGAAAATCATCCTTCTGACGAGCTTTAGAAGGCTTTGAATCTTTAGCCTTAACCGCTAGAGAGAAGAACTTGCTACCGTCTTTCTTAGACTCTTTAAGCCAGCCTGATAGCCAGTAATCAGTTCCATCGATGTTGATCTGACCTGAATAGTCAGGATGCGTATCAGACTTCTTGTTATGGTTCTTGCCTAAAGTACCTTTGTTTGTATTGTCGTATTCCATGATTATCCTTGAGCGAATTTCTTGATTGCACTACGCTGTTTACTATCTAGCAAGTGCCAAAATGCAGTTTTCCAAGTCTCATCTAGCTCAAGAGACATTAGGTAAGCTACTGCTCCTGCAACATCATTTTTACTAAGCATGGAAATTACATCTACTGCATAACTTCTAAGTTCTTCTTGTGATTGCTGGTCTAAAGAGTCGAATACATCCTTAGTAATCGGCTTTGCAGACTTAGGTTCATCCTTGCCAGTCGTAGCGTCTAGGGCATCGTGTTCACAGATAGCCAAAGCCATGACCAGCAGGTAGCGAGTGATATACGTTATCGAGGCTCCGAGGTTCTGGACTGGATGACAGCCTTTAAGTTCAGCACTAGCCATAGGACAGGTGAACTTTGCATGACCACCGTTCTCTGTATCAATAACGTACATAGTAGCCATAGTGTCAGAGAACTCTAGCGTATGTGCCAAGCCTAGCTCAAAGAAAATGCTATTAACGGTAGGCAGGAAGTCTGATAGCTCGAAATACTTATAGCCAGCGAACTTGTTATGTCCAGACTTCTTGAGTTCTACATTCTGTAGCTTGACCCTGGCTGTCTGTAGCTTCTGGTAAACGATCCATTGCTGATGTTCGTCTTGTTCCTGCTGTCTGTTATCTAGTTGGTTATCCATTTATTTATCCCTTAGCGAATTTCTTATTGAAAATGATATTGTGAGATTGTGTTTGCGTAGTAGTTTGTATCGTTGAAGCCTCCTTTTGCTCTTTGCGAATACGGTCGAAAGTCTTGCGAATGTTCGTTTTGCCTGACGGAACATATTTAAAATCTTTGTCTAAGATACAAGGGAATGTTTTCTTCATGCAAAGCTGTCCATTAGTAACGCTAGTAACAGCATACACGCTAACACAGCACCAGCATGACGGTCGATAAAGTCTGCCAGTTTATCGTCTGGATTGAATAGCTTTTTCATTGGTTGCCTCTCTCTAGTTCGTCTACGATCTGCTTAATAACGTGTGGAGTATTCTCTAACGCACGATAAGCCATGTAGACAATTTGTTTATCTTCATCCGATGCTGTTCTGCGTTCTACTCTATCAATTAATAGACGCAAAGCATAGACTATTTCAGCAAGCTGCCAGTTATCGATTTCTGTACGGCTAGGGTTCATCTTCCCTCCGCTTCTCTGTCTTTCATTTCCTGATAGAGCCAGTCACCACGATCTCTATCAATATCTTCCTGAGTTTCGACATATTCAGGAAGTGTAGATTCTTTAACCAGTCTGTTGACGATACCGACCATGTTGCGACGGATAGCTGCTTGCAACTTTAGTGGATCGGACTGGAACACAGCGCAAGTCTCAAGGAGGATGCAAAGTTCTTCCTCTAACCGTTCCTCGCGTGACTGTTTTAATGTATCTTTGAAACAGGCAGTCAACTCGCCGGGAAACCCGTCTTGTAGCGTACCGATTAAGAACTGCTCGTAACCCTGCTTATCCATAATTTAATCTCCTAGTTGCAGTTCCGAAATACTAAACCGATTCAAGACTTTTATGCAAAAACATTTCTATTGGGAATCCATATCTCGATAGAAACATTCTATTATGAAACATCCTAACTCTGGCACAATTATGGTTAAGAAAAAAGACTTACCAAAAGAGCAACCTAAACAAGAAGTACAAAGATTTTTGCCTAAAACTAGCCCTAGAGGTCAACCCATTGGAAATAGACCCTTCAAAACCCTTGCGTCGAAAGTCCGATTCACGTGGAACGGAAACGACTTATAACTTTGGCACTAAGCTGTGTCCGGCTTGTAAACGGACTAGATCACTAGCTCAGTTCGTTGATAGCCAGCTATGTAAGATTTGCCAGCTACGAAACGTAAAGGTATAGTTCATAGGGAATGGCTAGGGAGTGCAACCCGAAAAGACGATTTCTCACCGTCCTGCCTGACCCACCTAATTTGTGAGATTGCCGTGGTTGATTACCACATGAGAAAGGCAAAGATATGCACTACTACCAACACCATATAGGTGATTTCCTGCGTGACACATCGTCACTATCTCAGGCAAATGCCTTTTCATATTTGAAACTTCTGTGGATGTATTACGACACAGAGGCTCCACTACCTGACGATCCTGAATACCTAGCTTTTAAGATTGGCGCGTCTATTGAGGACGTTAAGCAAATCCTCAAAGGCTTTTTTACGTTAGAGAATGGTGTCTGGAATCAGAAAAGATGTGATACCGAAATAGCAAAATTTCGTCTGAAATCAGATCGTGCTAAGACTGCGAATCAGATACGCTGGCAATCCAAAATGGATACCGTTTCAGAACCAGATCAGATCGCAACCAATAAACCAATAACCAATAATAAAGAATATATTGATCGATTTGATGATTTCTGGAAACACTATCCTCGTAAGGTAGCAAAACCTAATGCACTTAAGGCTTGGTTAAAACTTAAGCCTGATGATGCTTTAACGAAAACAATCATCTCAGCAATTTCTAACCAGAATCTTGCGTCTAGGGAACAGCAGTTTATTCCGCATCCTGCGTCATGGCTCAATGCCCAACGTTGGGAGGATGAAATCAAGGTTGCCAATACGACGAGCTTTCCTTTCGGAAGAAGAATCCTATGATTGGCGATTTCCTAAACCGGCTTGAGAAGGTGCAAGGCAAGCGAGGACATTGGATAGCGTGTTGTCCAGCCCATGAGGATAAGCGTCCTAGCCTAGCGATTACCGAGACTGATGACGGACGCATTTTGCTGAAGTGTTTTGCTGGTTGTAGCGCATACGAAGTGGTTTCAGCCGTAGGCATGGACTTGACTGATCTGTTTCCTAAAGATCAATCTTTTATGCCTAGCGAAAGCAGTAAACCAGTCAAGCGACCGTTCTATGCCACAGACTTGCTCAAAATAATCCATTTTGAGGCACTTATTACGGGCATAGCGGCGTTTGATATGGCTGAGGGTAGGCAAGTATCAACCGAGGATAAAAAACGGCTTAAAACGGCTTTTACGCGAATTAACGAAGCAGTAAGTTATTTATAGGAGGAAACATGAGGATGAAGGCATTTCCTACGTTGAAGGATAACGGTCACATAACGACTCAGGATGGCATGGATTTGCGCGATTACTTTGCGGCAAAAATTATGCAATCTTTGGTTATTAGGTTTAATGATGATGAAGGTATTGCTGATTGGAATGCTTTTGAGGAGGCTGATATTGCTTATTCAATTGCTGATGCCATGATGAAAGCGAGAGAAAGTGACTGAATCCAAGTTAATTGAGTTAGGCTTTAGCGAGGTAGTGCCGGGGTTTTGGGTTGGTAGCGTTTTTTCACTTAACAGGCTTTACGAATTAGGGAGACAAGATGAGTCTGGAGCAAAGAGCAGCGGAGTTAGACGAAGCGAGGAGACTGAGGATAATCAAGTCTGATTCGATAGATGTAGAGAAATACTTACATTCCAACGACGTAACGATAAAGGTTAAGCAGGCTAGAGATTTCCTAGATTCAATTAAGGAAAGCTATCTATCAAATGCCAGGGATTCAAAAATACTATTGCCTTGGACTAATACGCATAGCAGTTTTGCGTTTAGACCCGGAGAGGTGACGGTTTATGCTGGTTCCAACGGTGGTGGTAAGTCGCTGTTGACCGGACAAATCGCGCTGCATCTAGTGAAGCAGAAGCAGAAAGTGGTGATAGCGTCGTTTGAGATGAAGCCGCAAAAGACGTTAGAGAGGATGCTGCGACAGTTTGCTGGTGAATATGTGGATGATCCGTTAGCGTCCGATAGAGAGGCTTACATTACTAAACTTCTAGGAAGATTAGAGAAGTACACGGCTGATTCCTTATATTTATACGACCAGCAGGGAACGACTAGCCCTGACAAGGTTGTGGCTATGTCCAGATATTGCGCGATGGAACTAGGCGTTCAGCATATCTTTATTGATTCCCTGATGAAATGCGTCAAG